ATTGCACGGATGCACACGGATCGTCACGGATAAATCTTTGGCGAATGAATTTCTTGCGATCTAGTTCTTTCTGATCCGTGCAAATCCGTGTGCCGAAGGCCCGTGTTTTCCGTGCTCTTCTTTTGATTTTGCTGTTGCCGAGCTGGTTCTTGGGCCGAACGCCGACAGCCGACTGCCGAAAGCCCACTTCGAGGACCTATGAAGAAAATTCAGCTCTTTGCTGCGCTTACTAAGGTCGATGAGCTCAAGCGCGAAGTTTGGGGACTGGCGACTGCGGAAGTGGTCGATAAAGACGGCGAGATCTTCGACTATGCGTCGTCGAAGCCGTACTTCGAGGATTGGTCGCGGGAGATCTCGGGCGCGACTTCCGGACGCAGTCTGGGCAACGTGCGCGAGATGCATCAGTCGAGCGCGGTGGGCAAGCTGGTCGATCTGCAGTTTGACGATGAGAACAAGACGGTCGCCGTTGGCGCCAGGATCGTGGACGACGCTGCGTGGCAGAAGTGCGTGGAAGGCGTGTACACGGGATTCTCGATTGGCGGGCGTTACGTGAATCTGTGGCCGGATGGCGAGTTTCTGCGCTTCACCGCGCAGCCGGTGGAGATCAGCGTGGTGGACAATCCCGCGGTTCCGAATGCGCACTTCACAGCGGTTAAGAGGGATGGGACTTTGGAAGTGCGAAAGTTCGCGACACAAGCTCCGAGGCTGCGCAGCTTCGAAGCCTCGAAGCTTGAAACCAAATCCGAAGTTGATAAGAGAAGGGAAGACGGAGAACCCATGAAACCCGAACAGGAAGAAAAGATCGAGAAAGCAATCATGCAATCGGCCAGCTCGCTGGAAAAAATCGGAGAGATTGACCGCAAACTGGAGTCGCTCGAAGCCGGCCTGAAAGAGCTTGCAGATGCCTTCCGCAAGTTTACGGAAGGCTTTGCCAAGAGCTTTGCCCCGCCGGAGAAACGCGTTGCGCGGACCAGCGTGACAGTTTCAAAAGAGGACGATTACGGAGTGTCTGGTCAGAGCAACGAACACCCGGCCGAGAGCGGCCGGATCCACGTCGGCGGCCGGACCCACGTGAAGCGCGAAGGTGCACAAGCCGACGCTGATCCTGGCTTTCTCGATGCCATGAAGGCGGCGCACGCGCAACCGATGCTGGGCGCGTGAGCGCGAAGCGCGCGGCTGTCGGCCATCGGCTGTCGGCCATCAGCTAAAAACAACAGCAACACCAATCCCAAAAGCAACAGCAACACCAAAATGCTACGCGGATTCACACGGACCCTTCAGGCGCGGATCGACGCGGATAAAAGCGAGTTAGAACCAAATCAACTCTTCAAAGATTTATCCGTGACGATCCGTGTGCATCCGTGTTGTCTGTTGGTGTTGGTGTTGCTTAGCCGATGGCCGAAAGCCGATAGCCGATAGCCCAACCACGAAACCGAATGCCGCCCAGCACGACAAGAACTCAGAAATTCAATTTCTCGAAAAGGAACTAAACATCATGTTCAACGGAGAAGTCACGCAGCGCACGCTCGAACTCCTGAAGGGAATCGATCTTGCCAAGGCGACCTTCCAGACCTCCACCGGTCTGGTGAACTACGACCTGACGGGACCGGCGAAGAAGCTGTATCCGGTGCTGTCGCCACTGCGCAATGCCCTGCCGCGGGTGATGGGCAACGGCGATACTGCCACGCGCTGGAAAGCCATTACGGGAATCAACACGGCGAATCTCGCTCCGGGCGTTGCCGAGGGACATCGCGGTGCGCGCATCAGCGTCAACGAGCAGGACTACACCGCAGCCTATGCCGGACTGGGACTGGAAGGCGACGTCACCTTTGAAGCTCTGTACGCTGCCGAAGGTTTCGACGACGCGCGCGCGCGTACGGTCGAGTCTGTGCTCCGTGCGCTGATGATCGCCGAAGAGAAAGTCCTCCTGCTGGGCAATAACTCGGTTGCGCTAGGCACGCCGGCGGCTCCGGTCGCGACCGGTCCTACATCGGGCGGGACGATCACGGCACAAGCAGGCAACATCGTTTTCGTGGTCGCCTTGACTGCCGAAGGATTCATCAACGCGTCCATTGCTAATGGCGTTCCCGGTTTGGTAAACCGCTCGAACATCGATGGCACCAGCGACAACTATGGCGGTGGCTCGTCCAACGTGAGTGCCGCCTCAAACGCCATCACCACGACTAGCGGCAACCAGACGATCTCGGCGACAGTAACGGCGATTGCGGGCGCGGTAGCTTATGCCTGGTATCTGGGAACGTCGGCGGCGAACGCGGTGCTTGCTCAGATCACCACGGTCAACAAGGTCACACTGACCGCCAACGGAGCCGGCACGCAAACCGCGAGCTCCATCACCGGCGACAACTCCAAAAACGTCCTGGAATTCGACGGCTTCGTCATGCAACTTGTGAAAAACGTGAACGGCGGCGGCAACGGATACTACAAGTCGCTCGACGGCGGGTTCCTCACTTCCGACGGCGCCAGCGGAATTGTCGAGATCGATGCCGCTCTGAAGGCGCAGTGGGACAACAACCGTCTGACGCCAACAAAGATCTGGGTGAGCTCTCAGGAAGCGTCCAACATCAACAAGAAAGTCATGGCTGCGACCGGCGTTCCGCTCTTTCGCATCAACCTTGACTCCTCAGGCAAGCCGGTGGTGATTGGCGGATCGATGGTCGCCGGCTACTTCAACAAGTTCGCCTCCGGCGGCGGTCAATTGATTCCGATGGAGATCCATCCGTACCTCACTGCGGGCACGCTGCTCATGCAGACGGAGTGGCTGCCGTATCCGCTGTCGAATGTGGACAACGTGGCGCAAATCAAGTGCCGCCGCGATTATCACCAGATCGATTGGCCGATCACCAGCCGCGTCTATCAATTCGGCGTTTATGTGGACGAGGTGCTGCAGGTGTTCGCGCCGTTCTCGTTTGCGGTGTTGCAGAACATCGGCAACGGGTAGAACACCAGCTCCGGAGCCGCGAAGCCACGCAGCCTCGGAGCTTGCTTCTTCCCTGAGGAGTTCGCTGCGAGGCGTCAGAGTTTCGGAACCGTTCTCCTTATTTGATAGTGAAATGGTGCAGCCGCGAATGTCTTCGGCTTCGAAGCTTCGCGGCTTCGTGGCTTCGGAGCTTTCATGACTTCCCCCGACGATCTCTGCGTTCTCGCCGACCTTAAAGCCTGGTTGAACATTCAGACCAGCACTGAAGACACGCTGCTGCAGAGCCTCATCACGCGCGGCTCGCTGCAGATGCTGCGCTGGATGAATCGCGATCACATTGTCTCTACCAGCTATACGGAGAACCGTGACGGCAACGACTCTTTGTTCATGCTGCCGCGCAATTTTCCGTTGATCTCAGTGACCAGCGTGATGGTGAACGGCATCGTCATTCCGGGCGCGGCCGACCAGGTGAGCTCCGGTTATGTCTTCGACGCACGCAAGATCATGTTGCGTGGCGGATCGAGCGCGTTCTACTCGGTAGGTCCGTACAGCAGCCAGTTCCAATATCGGTTCACACGAGGTTTCCAGAACGTGCAGCTCGTCTATCAGGCGGGATACGCGAGTGTCCCATCCGATCTGCAGCAAGCCGCGATTGAGGGATTTGGATATGTCTATCGGCGACGCACGCATATCGGAGAAGACTCAAGTTCGGCGAGCGGCCAGGTGACGATCAGCTTCAGCAAAGAGATGCTGCCGGCGAGCGTGCTGATGACGCTGGAGCAGTACACGAGGAAGGCGTTGGCGTGACGGAGGGCTGTCGGCATTCGGCTATCGGCGTTCGGCCTGGAGACCTTATGCGCTTGCTGCCTTCGATCTTTCACGGGATTCGTCAACCGTGCGTATTAGTGAACTCAGCATTCTTTTCACCCGTGTCACATCTGCAGTAAGTTCCTTATGAGCGCTCGGACTTAAGTATTCGAGATCGAGCGAAAGGAGCAAGTGATATTCCAATTCACTGGCTGATCCCATGGCCATCTGAAGAAAGCGATGAAACTCTGCGTCACCTCGGCGACCGCATCCCTCGGCTATGTTTGCTGGCACCGATGAGGCTGCACGCCGGATTTGGCTCGTTAGTCCAAATCGCTCGTCAGGGGGAATGTCTTAGTGGCTCGGTATGCTGCGAGCGTTGCTTGGTGTGCCTTTTGCCAAACTTCGAGACTTCTAAAGTCCTTCATTGATCAGCTCCCTTGCCCGTGAATAGAGGAGCGTAACTATACATGAGCCACCAATGTTTCCCGGCCGAACGCCGATAGCCGAATGCCGACAGCCAAATGAATTTTCCCCGCGAGCAAATCTACTCCGCGCTCTTCGCCATTCTGCAATCTTCGCTTGGTTCGCGATTCGCAACCATGTCGCGACGCTGGCGGATGCCGGAGCAGGTTTCGCCGGAGTCGCGTCCCGCGTTGTTTCAAGTGCAGACAGGCGAGCGGGCGAAGACTAACGCCAACGGTGAACCAATCATCTGGATGGCGACCGTCGATCTGGTGATCTACACGCAAGGATCGGGCGACGAGCAGACGATCCCATCTCAGGAATTGAATGGATTGCTCGACGCGCTCGAAGCGGCGATTGCACCGCCGGCCAATTCCGACGGCAAACAGACGCTTGGCGGCATCGTCTCACATTGCCGGCTGCAGGGCAGCGCTCGGATTACCGAAAACGTGAACGGCGCGGCGGCCATGGCCGTAGTGCCGTTGGAAATTCTTACAACAGCCTGAGGCTGTCGGCATTGGGCTCTCAGCTTTCGGCCAGCAGCGCCTTTCCTATCCGCCCGAGGATATTTTCCTGGCCGAACGCCGATAGCCGAAAGCCGACAGCCCACAAGGAGAAATCATGTTTCAGTTTGGATCAGGGACGTTGTGGGGTTATCCCATTTCCGGAAACCTGGCCGCGAATCCTACGCCGATGAAGTTCGGCACGCTGCAGGAGATCAATCTGGAAATTTCGGGGACGCTCAAGGAGCTTTACGGACAGAATCAATTCGCCGAAGCAGTTGCGCGGGGCAAGTGCAAGGTTACGGGCAAAGCCAAGTTCGCTCAGATCATGGGCAAGCATGTGAACGACTTGTTCTTCGGCCAGGCGATGAACACTGGACAAAAGCTGACGTCGCTCGATGAACCACAAAGCGTGCCCGCGTCATCTCCCTACACGATCACGGTTACCAACTCAGCGCAGTTCGTGGACGATTGGGGCGTGCGCTACTCCGCAACCGGATTGCCCTTGACGCGAGTATCCAGCGCGCCGGTGCAGGGACAGTATTCCGTCAGCGGCGGTACCTATACGTTTGCCGCAGCGGACGCCGGCGCGGCGGTTCTCATTTCTTATCGATACACAAGCGCTACTGGCGTGCAGCTCAATATCCGGCAGCAATTGATGGGTTTCGCTCCGGCATTCCAGGTTTTGCTGAATGAGCAATACGCCGGCAAGCAGGCCAACCTCCTTCTTTATTCCTGTGTTGCGGAAAAACTAAGTTGGGCCACAAAGAACGAGGATTTCCTGATTCCGGAATTCGATTTTGAGGCCTTCTCGAATGTTTCGGGACAGGTGATGGATTTGTACCTGGCGGAGTAGGACAGGCCGGGCTCTCGGCATTCAGCAATCGGCTAAAACCAACGGCAACGGCAAAAGCGAAAGATCAACACGGATTACACGGATTTAACGGATCGGAGGGATAAATCTTTGGAGAAAGGTTTCTTCCTCGCGCGCTCTTGTTTATCCGTGACGATCCGTGTGCATCCGTGTCATCCGTGTTCGTCTTTTGCTGTTGCCGTTGGTTTTAGCCGATTGCTATTGCCGAGCGCCCGCGATGTGGCAAGCAAATACTGCATGTTTTCCAAGAGGATTTTCAAATGAACGCGATCTCCCTCCACGGGCGCGACTTCACTCTCTCACCGCTAACTCTCGGCGACCTGCGCAAACTCGAGTCCGCGCTGCTCGGCGTCGAGAAAACTGCGGCAAACGGTTTTGCGTCAATGCTGTCCCTGGTGCCGGTGATTCATGCATCGCTCAGCAAGCTGCATCCGGAGATTGCTCTGGAGGAGTTGGAGCAAATGCTCGATCTGAACAGCTTCACCGACGTGCTCGATCGCGTACTACACCTATCGGGATTGAAGAGGCAAAGCTCCGAGGCTGCGAAGCTTCGCAGCTCCGAAGCTACTTTGGGGGAACAGCAGCCAGCGGCCGAGTAAGCCGGATCGCCGACTGGCCACGTCTCTTCGGCCACATCATCACTTCGACGGGATGGACGCTGCGCGAAGTCGAGGCGCTCACATTACTCGAAGCAAATGAGCTGCTCGAGTATTGGAGCGACTCTCCCCCGGCGCACGTCTTGTTGGCGGCGATGATTAGTGCGCGACCGCTAAGGAAGAAGTCTTCTCGCGATCTGTTGAGTGCGGTTGCGGGAGGGGGTGGAAGAGTGTCGCGCGCGCCTAGCGCGGAAATGCGGAGCTTGCTGGATCAACGAGATCAAAATTAGATGGTGTAAGGAATTATCGGTGTGGTGAAAAAACAATGTGCGGGATGTTAGAGGTCATTCCTAAACCGATACTGCGGTGTGC